TTGTTCAGGATTATGGATTAAAATTCTTTTTCATGATGATTTTTTGTTTGATGAATATTCTTTGGAAACTCAGGCTAATTTTATTAAATCAAATCAAGAAATTATTTGGTTTTTTACAAACTTTTACCACACAAATACTGGTCATGATTTATACAGATTTTATCAACCGAATTGGAATGAACAAATGTTGTCAGGACATAATACTCTCGGAGCTCCCAGTGGACTTACACTTAAAAATGAAAATATCATTTTTTTTGACGAGGATTTATGTTGGTTGATGGATTGCGACTATTATCATAGAATGAAAAATAAATATGGACCCCCAAAAATTCTGAGAGAAACCACCTATGTTAATAGAACATCAAATGAAAGATTAACTGATACTTTATCTGAAGAATTCAAATCAAAAGAATTTGAAATAATTTCAAAAAAATATGCTTAAACTTAAAAATGTAACTATAGTTTCTGTTGCTGGAGTTAATGCGGAAACTTCCCTTAAAGCGATAAAATACTCTCAATCAAAAATTCAATTTGCAGAATCAAAATTGATTACACCAAGTGATTTGAGAGACAACGAAGTTGAGGTTATTAAGTGTAAGAATCTTAATTACGAAGAGTATAATTATTTTATAGTATACGAACTTTACAAGTACATAAATACAGATTTTGCATTGGTAGTACAAAATGACGGATTTGTAGTTAATGAGTCTCAATGGACTGATTCATTTCTAAAATATGATTATATAGGGGCTTTATGGCCGATACCTAAAGATGATTTTTCATACAAAGATTCACAAGGTGATTTATATAGAGTAGGAAATGGCGGTTTTTCTTTGAGGAGTAAAAGACTTATGGGATTAGCAGATAAATTAAATTTGGAGTGGAAAGAATATTTCGGTTATTTCCATGAAGATGGTTTCATTTGTGTTCATAACAGAAAAATTTATGAAAAAAATGGGTGTGTTTTTGCCGATATTGAAACAGCATCTAAGTTTTCCCACGAAACTGATGTGGATGAAAATCGAGACAAATTACCATTTGGTTTTCATGGTAAAAATCACCCATACTATAAACTAATATAAAATTTTATATGAAAGTATTAATAACAGGTGTTGCAGGTTTAATTGGGTCAAGACTATCAAAATGGATAATGGAAAATCATCCTCATGTTCATGTGGTTGGAATCGATAATTTAACTGGTGGTTATTTGGAAAACGTCCCGTCTAAAGTTGAGTTATGGCAAATGGATTTAGTGTCTCACCCGATAGAAAATTGTTTCGAAACCCACAAATTTGACTATGTTTTTCATTTTGCAGCATACGCCGCAGAGGGACTAAGTCCGTTTATACGTTCTTATAATTATCAAAACAATTTAGTCGCAACCTCAAGAATAATTAATCAATGTATTAAACACGATATAAAAAGATTAGTTTTCACATCAACCATGGCCGTTTATGGTGAAGGAAATCCTCCGTTTGATGAATCCCATGTACCTTCACCTGTAGACCCATATGGTATTGCGAAGTATGCATGTGAAATGGATATTAAAGTGGCGGGGGAACAACACGGGTTAGATTGGTGTATTATTAGACCGCATAATGTATATGGAGTGAATCAAAATATTTGGGACAAATACAGGAACGTTTTGGGGATTTGGATGTACCAACATTTAAATAATGAACCGATGACTATATTTGGTGATGGTATGCAAAAAAGAGCCTTTAGTTTTATCGATGATTGTTTAGAACCGCTATGGAAAGCCGCGGTAGACTCAAGAGCATCGAAAGAAATTATAAACTTAGGAAGTTCAATTTTTTATACAATAAATGAAGCAAATTCAATATTAAGAGAGGTTATTGGTTCAGGTGAGATTATCTACATGGAAAAAAGACATGAGGTTAAAAACGCACACCCCACGTGGACAAAAAGTATGAAACTTTTAGATTACGAAGACAAAACAAATTTAAAAGATGGTTTGAAAACTATGTGGCAGTGGGCACAAAAACAACCCAAAAGAAAAAGACTAATTTGGGAGAAATACGAGTTAGAAAAAGGTATATACTCTTTTTGGAAAAATTAAAATATGAATAAAGAAACTAAATTATTAGTAACAGGTTGCAAAGGGTTAGTAGGTAGTGAAATGACCGGTGATGTATTGGTTGGAAAAGAATTTGATTTGAGAATTCCTCATCAATCGGATGAAATGGTTAATTTTCACAAACCAACACACGTTATACATTGTGCGGCGAAAGTGGGAGGTATTGGTGGAAACATCTCTGCAATGGGTGAATACTTCTACGACAACTTAATGATTAACACTAATGTTATTGAGTCTTGTAGAAAATTCCAAGTCGAAAAACTTATGGTATTTTCGTCTAATTGTGTTTTTCCATACGATATAGAATATCCTATCACTGAAGATAAAATTCATTTAGGTCCTCCTCATGAAACAAATTATGGGTATGCATACGCGAAAAGAATGGCCGATATTCAAATAAAGGCATATAATCAACAGTATGGGTTGAATTATTTTAGCGTTCTGCCTTGTAATATGTACGGACCTAATGACAACTATAATTTAGAAACAAGTCATGTTATACCTTCATTAATACACAAAGCGTATTTAGCAAAAATTAACAATACTAACATCAACGTTTGGGGAAGTGGAAAAAGTTTGAGAGAATTTATTTTTTCTAAAGACGTTGCAGACATAAGTCAAATTCTGATAAAAGATTACAAAGATATTAAACCAATTTTACTTTCAACCGGTAATGAAATTTCTATAGAGGAAATTATTACAATAATTTGTGATATTATAAAATTCAAAAAAAATATAGTTTTTGATAAATCAAAACCTGAGGGTGTTTTTAGAAAACCTTCAGACAATACCTATTTGAAATCAATCATCGGAGACTATAAATTTACAAGTATAGAAAAGGGGTTAGAAGAAACAATTGAATATTTCATAAAAAATTATAATACAGTAAGAAAATGAAGGAGTTATTGAATTTGGGAGAACTTTATATCTCCGATTTTATTAGGGAAAATGAATCTCCAAGAGGAGGAAAATACGAATTAAAATTAGTACTAGACGAATCTGTGGGAGCTCCGAAATTAGAAAAAGTTGCAGACCAATCGATGATGTTTGGTAAATATTGGTATAGGTCAGGTATAAATCATACCATGAAAAAAGAACTCAAAGAAATAGTCGATGATGTTATGACTATAAAAAAACTTAAAGAGAATGATATTTGGCTAGATATTGCTAGTAACGATGGAACGTTACTAAGTTTTTTACCCAAAAAATTACTCAGAATTGGTGTCGACCCATGTGATGATTCTTATAAAGTAGAAGCAGAAAAACACGCGGATTTGATTATACAAGATTTTTTTAGTTCTAAATCATATAAAGATAGTAAATTTGGAAAGTTTAAGGCAAAAGTAATCACATGTATTGCAATGTTTTATGACTTAGAAGACCCGAAAAAATTTTTGAGGGAAATTTCAGAAATATTAGATGATGGTGGCATATTTGTTTTACAAATGAGCTATACTCCTCTTATGATTAAACAACTTGCGTTTGATAATATATGTCATGAACATGTTTGGTATTATTCACTTTTCAATATTAAAAATCTTTTGGAAGAGGTTGGATTCAAAGTATTTAATTGTGAATTGAATGATGTTAATGGTGGTTCTTTTAGGGTTTATGCAACTCCGAACACACGTTCTTATGAAACAATAGGCAATCAACAATATAGAGATGTATCCGAATATAGAATCAATTCCATACTTGAATACGAAAAGACTCTGAACTTAAATAAACACGAGGTGTGGCAAGAATTTTTTTCTAAAATTGAAGACCTTAAACATAAGGTAGTAAATTTCATAAAAGAAAAAAAGTTAGAAAAAAAGAAGGTTTGGGCTTACGGAGCATCAACTAAAGGAAATACTTTGTTACAATATTTTGGTTTAGATTCTACACTGATAGATGGTATTGCGGAAAGAAGTCCATATAAGTGGGGACTTAAAACAGTAGGTACAAATATACCAATCTACTCGGAAGATGAGATGAGGAAACACAAACCTGATTACCTTTTAGTCTTACCTTGGCATTTTATAAATGAATTTGTCGAGAGAGAACAAGATTTTCTAAAGGATGGTGGAACATTTATAGTACCGTGTCCTCAATTTGAATTAATTACATATAAAAAATAAATTTATGAAAAAAATCAGCATTCTGATGCCAACTAGAAATAGATTTGAGTTAGCAAAAAAATCTATCGACTCTTTATTCGAGAACTGTCAATCTATTAAAAATTTTGAGGTTCTTTTAGCTGTGGATTATGATGATACTGAGACAACTAAAAAATTAGCCGATTATATAAATAATAAAAAAAATATAAAAATGTTTTTTTATGAAAGACAATTTTATAGGGGATTAAATGTTTATATAAATGATTTGGCTCAGAGAGCAAAGGGAACATCACTAATGTTATGGAACGACGATTCCATTATAGAAAGTAAAAATTGGGATTATGAGATTTTAAAAAATCATGAAACATTTTGTGTACTAAACCCTTTAGTTTCAAATATGGAGGACTTTTGGAAAAATAAAGGGGTTTTGTACCCAATAATTCCAAAAAAATGGATTGAAATAACTGGCGAATGGTCAAGAGTACCGGCGTGCGATTCAGTAATAGATTTACTGGCAAAAAGATTAGGACTATTGGTAAAATTAGAAACAGTTTCTATATTTCATGATAGATACGAAAATACAGGAAATAATCACGACGTAACTTACAAGGAGGTGACTGCCGACAAAGTTAATCCTAATTATGTAAAAGAATTTCATATTGGTTATCCTGAAGTTATCGAAGAACATTATAATAAATTAAAATATTATTTGGATTCAAAAAACAAAATATGATTATAACTGAATTTTATTATGGACAAGGTTTAGGAAACCAACTATTTGTGTACGTAACTACCAAATCAATTGCTTTGGATAGGGGATATGAGTTCGGGTACATAGGGTTAGAAAATATTGGTGACAGGAGATATAACAATAGTGGGGTTTATTTTATGGACTTGGACCTCGGAATACAAGTAGATATGTCGAAAATTAGTAATTATTACAAAGAAAAAGAGTTTAGAATTAAAACAAATAATAGTCATCACGATGCAACCATCGGATGTGATATTAGACTCTATGACGATAATTTAACGAAAGTTCCAGATAATTGTAAGATAGACGGAGTCATGCAAGGTGAGGATTATTTTTATCACAGAAAAAACGAAATAAAAGAATGGTTGAAAATTAAACCTGAGTATGATTGCAAAGATTTTTCCAACGAAGATACATGTGTAATAAATTTCAGAGATTATCGAGGAGCTTCCGAATTATATTTGGAAAAAGATTATTGGATGAACGCCATTAATCACATGATTAAAATAAACCCCGACATGCAATTTATCGTCATAACTGAAAGTCCTTCCGCCGCCTCTGAAATGCTACCTCATTTAAAAGATAGAATATTTCATTTTGATGTTGGAAAAGACTATTCCATCATAAACAATGCCAAGTGGTTAATTTTATCAAACTCGAGTTTTGCATATTTTCCCGCATTTACGAACACAAACGTAAAATTAACGATAGCGCCTAAATATTGGGCTAGGTATAACGTGTCAGATGGTTATTGGTCATGTGGATATAATTTATATAGAGATTTTATGTATATGGATAAAAAAGGTAATTTACAATCATACGATGATTGTTTAAAAGAGTTTGAAATTTATAAAAAAGAAACTAAAATTTATGGCTAAAATATATGATATTTTTACATTTTTTAATGAATTAGAATTACTAGAGCTTAGATTAGAAATACTAGATAGGTTTGTCGATAAGTTTGTTCTTATTGAATGTGTTGAGACTTTTTCTGGTAATAAGAAACCGTTGTACTATGAAGAAAACCAACACTTGTTCAAAAAGTACCATCACAAAATTATTCACCATGTAACTTACGACCCATTGATTTCTTTCATGGACGCAGAAAACAGGTTGTCAGACCCCAATTTTGACGCTCTAACAAAAGAAATATGTCATCAAGCACTTACTTCAACTAATGTCCCTAAAGGAGAAACACATTGGCTAAAAGAGTTCTACCAAAAAGAAAATATACGAAGAGCTTTATTGAATTTACAAGATGATGATTTGTGTTTTATTTCTGATTTAGATGAAATTTGGAACCCTAATTTAGATTATTCAAATATACAAAATGATAAGATTTATAAATTAAATCAATTATCATACTCTTTATACCTAAATAACCGTTCAAGCGAACCTTGGGCAGGAACTTTACTAACAAAATATAGTAATATTAAAAACTCATGTTTGAATCATCTCAGAACAGTTTCCAAAACTACTTATGAATATTTGGAAAATGGTGGTTGGCATTTTACCTTTATGGGTGGAAAAGAACAAATAAGTTTAAAGCTTGAATCGTATGGACATCAAGAATTTAACAAAGAGAGCATCAAAAATAATATTGAGAGAAATTTACTCTTAAATAAAGATGTGCTCGGTAGAAACCATTTTCATTTTTGGGTAGACGAAAGTAATTTACCAAAATATTTAATCGACAACAAAGAAAAATACAAAAAATTTTTTAAATGATTACCATAAGTACACTTTTATACGAAGGAAACTATATGCAAATTTTGAATGAAAACTCATGGTTTTTAAAATATAGTCCCTCTTACGAATATAAAAAAACAATAATAATAAATAATGTCAATGACAGAACTTATATTGAAAGATTATTAGAAGAAATAATTAAAAAAAAATTCAGTAACGTGAATTATTTTTTTGTTGAAGATTTTGAAAAAATAAGTATAAAAAATTTTAATCTTGAAATTGATAAAAATCAAACTTTGGGTTACTACTATATAATTCCATATTTTACTCTTATTGATTATCTCGATAGTGAATATATCTTTCACATTAGTGAAGATTGTACAAAAAATATTTTTTTTGACGACAATTTCGTAAAATCATCAATTGATAGTTTAAATAAAAACCCAAATTTATTATCCACAACATTAAGTTTCGGTCTCCCTAAACAAAGTTTTGGGTACGATGTTGGAGAATGGGAACAAATAGAATCTTTTAGATATAAAAATTTAGAAATTAAAAATGACAATTATTTTTGGTATAGTTTAGGGTTTAGTGACCAAGTTTTTGTGGCAAAAACAAACTTACTTAAAAAAATTGACTATAATTTAGAAACCAGGGAAAACCCAATATGTTTCGGTACAACATATTGTCCCGATTCTTGGGAAAGGAGAGTTGCAGAATATATGTATCAAAATAATTTATATAGAGGTATTTGGAAAAATAGTGAACATTATTATTTACATGGAAAATAATTATTTTTTTTTAAAATTTAATCAATAAGAGTATATGAAAGAAGTTGTAATTGCAGGATACAATAAACCATTAGATTGGATAAAAGATTTTAATTCTGATGTCAAGTTGACAATCTATAGAAAAGGGGAGAGTATCTCATACGAAAATGAAATTTATATTCACGATAATGTTGGGAGGGATGTTCATACTTTTTTCAATCATATTTATCAAAATTATGAAAATTTATCTGAATATACTTTTTTTGTTCAAGATTATCCTTTCGACCATTGGGAAAACCTAATTGAAGTTATTAATGGCGATTTAGAAAATTTTATAAATAAATCAACTTTAAATTTTGATGGATATTTTGGTTTTCATTATAATACAATAGGTACTATGTGGCAAATGTATCCCTCGTCTCATTTCAAACATGGCAAAATAATAAGTTGTAGTAGCAATGGGCAACCCCAAGACAGTGACAACAATGTTGATGTGGACTCATATTGGGATATACTATTTGAAAACCCAAAACCAAAAATGTATGAATTTGTACCTGGAGGACATTTTGGTGTTTCTAAATCTCAGGTACATATCAGAAGTAAAAAATTTTACTCAAAAATTGTCGAGCTCCTCGAGAATGACCAGAGAGCACCTTGGAGAATCGAAAGACTTGAAGGATATATTTTCTGTCCTGAATATAAAACAAAATTTTAAAAAAATTAAAAAATATTAATAATCCCAATGAGTAGAACAACAAAGAAACCATCCCCGACTCAATTAGAAACAAAAGTTCAAGAAAACAAAAAAAAATTAATATGTTCTATAATAAAGAAAAAAACCAAAGAAAAATTTTTATCAGAAAGTCAAAAAATTTATTATGAAAAATTAAGAGATAATCAAATTACATTATGTTCGGGTCCCGCAGGAGTAGGTAAAAGTTATATAGCAATGAAATGTGCAATAGATTTGTTGTCTGACCCTGAAACTCCATATGAAAAAATTATAATTGTGAGACCTGCAGTAGAAGCTGAAGAAAAGTTGGGCTCTTTGCCGGGTAATCTCGAAGAAAAACTAGACCCTTATATATTTCCATCATATTATCTTTTGAACAAAATAATAGGTAAAGAAAATCGAGAAAAACTAAAAGAGATAGAAGCAATCGAAGTTTTTGCACTGGCATATATGAGAGGTATGAACATTGATAATTCTATTTTGATTTTTGAAGAAGCACAGAATTCCACTCCAAATCAAATGAAATTATTGATGACAAGAATAGGATTTAATTCAAAATTTTTTATTTCGGGAGATTTGGAACAAACTGACAGATATAAAGACAAAACACAATCAGGATTATATGATGCAATTCAAAAATTTTCAGATATTAATGATATTGGGAGTTTTGAATTTGGACATAATGATGTTGTTAGAAACCCACTAATTACAAAAATCCTAAAAAAATATGAAGAATGAGAATAGGAATAGATATAAATAATGTTCTGAGAGATACACTTAAGAGAATTGAACAAATCTATGAAAAATGGTATATAGATAATCCATATCTATCTGAGGATTCAGACAATTTCGAATACAAGATAATTTCTACAGTTAATAGTTTGGACCTGAAGTCTCACCTATCATTCAAAAATGATGAACATTTGTATGATTTTTTATATTCAGAACACACCATGGAAATATTTGGCCATGCAGGTTCAGTTGAGTTTTCTACTTTTCATGATTTGAATGATTTTTATTTGGAATTTAGAGATGAACACGAAATTATGTTGGTTTCTGACGAGATTGGTAAATCAAAACCAGCAACTTTATTTTTTCTCTCAAAATTTGGTTGTCTTGTTGAGAACATAAGTTTCTATTCGGAACAAACAAAAAATTTATTGTGGGACAAAGTCGATGTTTTACTTACGGCAAATCCTTCTTTAATTTCTGAAACTCCTCAAAATAAAAAAATAGTAAAATATAATACCCCTTATAATATAAATTCAGAATCGATTTATCAAATAAACAAATTATCTGAATTCAAGAAAGCCATTTTTGATTTGTTACATAAAAAATAATGACCTCTTGTGATTCATATGAAAAATGGGTATAATAAAATGACATAATTTGGAATTACAAACGTGAAATATCTATAGATTATGCCGAATTTATATCTAAAATTGAAAATATAATAAAGAAAAAAATGGACAGACTACAGAAAATTTATGAGAGTAAACTATCAACTTACAGTGATATAAATGAACATCTACCAACATTAAAAAGATACTCTGAAGAGTGTGAAACAATAATTGAGATGGGTGTCAGAACAATTGTATCAACATGGGCATTCCTTTCGGGTAATCCGAAAAAGTTAATATCAATCGATTATAAACACCCGATAGAATACAATTCAAATGATTTATCTGTTGTCGAAGAAATTTCAAAAGAAAAAAATATAGATTTTACTTTTTTACTTGCAGACACCAGAAATGTGGAAATACCTGAATGCGATTTATTGTTTATAGATACTTGGCATACCTATCCACAAATAAAAAAAGAATTAAACCTACATTCTCCTAAAGTAAAAAAATATATTATTTTTCACGATACAGTAACTTTCAGATTTACTGGAGAAGAAAAACAAGAAGCAACTATAATAGAAGAAAACCAAGAAGTGGGTATTTGGCCTGCAATTGAAGAATTTTTATCTGACAACCCTAATTGGAAAATTCATGAAATTTATGAAAATAATAATGGTCTTACTGTAATAAAAAGAAATTAAACTCGGAGTAATGCAAAAAGTATTTGGTGAAAATTATTTTATAGATTTAGATGCAATTGAAAAATATTTGGATATGACAGAAGTTAATCCAGTAAATCTGTCGGGAGAGACCGAAGCAAAAATTAACTTAATAAAATTTGAATTGGTTAAATTGCTTTTGGAAGTTGTTCTATCTGAAGATATAGAAATTGATGACAAATTAGGAATGAAAGGTTCAAGTAGCAATACTTCAGTACCATTTAAATTGGCATTTAACTCTTTATTAAATAAAAAATTGATTAATTTTTATTAAATGGAAAATGAACTTAAAGAGAAAGTAAAACTTTCAATAGAAAATTTAAAAAGTAAAAAATGTAGATTGTACTTCATGGTACAAGACACTAAAGGAAATGCTAAAGGGTCTATAAGATATATCTATCAATTAGCATTATCTTTAAAAAATTCAGGATTCAATCCAATTATTTTACACGAAAAAAACGATTACACTTCTGTTAGTTCTTGGTTGGGTGAAGAATATATGGATAAACTCCCTCATAAATCCTTGGAAGGACAGAATTTAGAAGTTTCTCCTGAAGATTTTATCATTTTACCTGAAATATTTGGATATGTAATGGACCAAATCAAAAATCTTCCATGTGGTAAAATTGTATTAACTCAAGCATATAGATATATGTTAGAAACTTTACAACCAGGTCAAACTTGGTCTCAATTCAACTTTTTGAAATGTATTACCACAACTGAAAATCAAAAAACATACATTGAAAGTATCATGAAGAGTGTAAATGTGGATATACTACCTCCTTACATATCTGACGTTTTTTCGAAAAGAGAACTGCCAGCGATGCCAATTGTTGGTGTACATTCAAGAGAACAGTCTGACACTATTAATATAATCAAATCATTCTACCTGAAGTATCCACAATACAGATGGTTCACGTTCAGAGACCTAAGAGGTCTCAGTGAACTTGAGTTTGCAAACTCTATCAAAGAATGTTGTTTATCTGTATGGGTTGATAGAGAAAGTGGTTTCGGTACATTTCCTATTGAATCAATGGCATGTGGAGTTCCTGTCATGGGTGTAATTCCGAATATGCAACCTGGATGGATGAATGAAAACAATGGAATTTGGGTTGATGATTATAATTCACTACCTGATTTTATTGCTGATTTCTTACAAAATTGGCTTGAAGATAATATCAACTATTCATTCTTAGACAAAATGGATGAGACAGTTTCGTCTTTTAAAAATAAAGAGTCATTCGAACAAAAAGCATCTGAATTATTTGATACATATATCCAAGTAAGATTAGAATCTTTCGAATCACAAATAAATAAAGTAGATTAATATGAGCAATAAATTTCCAATTTCAGTAATACTACCTATCAAATCATCTGTAGTAAAAGATTTCAAAGAACTATTTGATAAATCAATCGAGTCAATTAAAAAAAATTCAGTTCAACCCGAAGAAGTGTTGATTGTACCAACTAAAGAAGAACAGTTAAATAAATTTTTAGATGAGTATGATTTTGGTGACTTGAATGTAAAAAAACTAAATTATGAGGGTGTTGTTGGATATGCTGAACAAATAAGTCATGGTGTACAAAATGCAAACACTGAATGGGTGACTTTTTTTGAGTTTGACGATGAATATTCACCTATTTGGTTCAAGAATGTTAAATTATATTCTGAGGCATATAAAGACGTTCAGGTTTTCTTACCTGTTGTTGTTGAGACGGATGCTAAAGGAGGTTTTGCCGGTTTTACTAACGAGGCAACCTTTGCTGCAAACTTCACTCAAGAAATGGGATATTTGACAAATGAAACTTTGCTAACATATCAAAATTTTCAGACCTCAGGAGCTGTTTATAAAAAATCAACTCTTTTAGATTTTGGAGTATTCAAACCCTCAATAAAACTTACATTTGGATATGAATTTTTATTGAGACTTACTTATAATTCTGTAAAAATTATGACAATACCAAGACTTGGATACAAACATGTAAATTTACGTGAAGGTTCTATATTTTGGAATTACAAATTTTCTTCAGAAAAAATTTTAGAAGATGAAGTCAAATTTTGGATTCAAACAGCAAAAAAAGAATACTTTTTTGTTGCGGATAGAGCCATAAAATATGAAGGTCAAACAATATAATGATAGACAATCTCTCTGCAATTACAGAGGATGTTTCGTCAAAAAAGAAGGGTAGGAAATCACAAAAAGAAAACTACTTTGATATAAGAGAAGAGGATGCGGTAAAAAGTTTCCTAATAGCACAAACGTCTGAAGAAAAAAACAAAATTTACAATGAGTTTTTGAGAGCTCCGTTGGATAAGATGATTTCATCGATTATACGACGATACAAATTGTATCGTAAAGATATGGATTTTCAAGAAATTCATACGGATACTCATTCTTTTTTGATGACTAAGGTTGATAAGTTTAAACCTTCAAAAAACAAAAAAGCATACTCTTACTTCGGAACAATTTGTAAGAATTATTTGATGGGTCAAATTATAAAAGACCAAAAGGAAACAAATAGAAAAATTTCTTACGAAGATGTATCATCAGCACTAGAGGAAAGACCAGATATGATTTACACCATAGATGATGATGTTTTGGGTTCTGATGTTATAATTACAACCTATACTCATGAACTGAAAGAATATATTAATAACGAGTCTTTAAGTGATAATGAGAGAAGATTGGGTTTTGCTTTAGTGGATTTATTCGATAATTACGAAACAATTTTTTCTAGTACAGACAACAACAAATTCAATAAAAACATAATTCTACTTTCTCTTAGAGAGATGACCAATTTATCAACTAAAGAAATAAGAACTTCAATCAAAAAATTTAAAAAGCTCTACGTAATAACTCAGACTAAGTTAAAAAATTATTGATAGTATTTATTAATATGCCTAGACCACAAAGAAAAGAAATTAATTTTACTAAAGAAAGCATTTTAGGGTTAATGCAAGAAATTTACAATGAACTTGTAGAACAAAGAAATACTGCAGTAAGAATTCAGAATAAAATGCTTACCATGATGAAGGACCCTGAAGATATGACATTGATTGGTCCAGTCATAGAAAAACAACAAAAAATCATCAATGATTGTGTTGAAAAAAAATTAAGTCTTTCCAAGCTTCAGTCTACTATTTGGGAAAAATCAAGTTCTTCACAAGAATCATTTTCTCTTGCCGATTTGGACGATGATTTATTACAAAATTTAATAGAAAAAGATGTGACGAAAGACGAAGGCACTTATAGAATTTAAAATGTATGGCTTTAAGTATTTCACAACAGCAGAAGGATATTGAAAATAAGATTCAAGCTATTAAATCTTATAATGAGACTTCCAATGCTGAAAAACAAATATTAAGCAAAGCAGGAAATTCTGTCACCGAGGTCAATAATTTATTTTCCAATCAAGTAGAAAAAATAAAAAACCAACAGAAAAGGTTTCAAAGAAGTATTGAGACTTCTTCGGATAGATTAATTAATCTAATACAATCAACTGCGGGAAACGGTCCCGATAGTTTCAGGTTTTTAAGAAAAATATTTTTACAAACCTTGAAAAAAATGCAGCCTGAAATTTTAAAAATTTTAAGTGAAGAAACAATTAAGTCTTTAGGTTGTTCTCAAGAACAAACATATAACGGTATTAATGTTGGGAACCTTCAAATTGGTTCTTTGCAAGAATTACCGGTCAACCAAGGTATTTATGTTCCGATTGGTAATATTGATTTAAATGGATTGTTGAAAACAAGTCCTCAAAGTATCATAGGACTTTTTACGTATGAAAAAAGTAATCCTTCAACAAGTGGAATTTTCAAACCTTATGGAGGTTTTATTCCATTCCCTTCTAATAAAATGTTGCACAACCTAACTCAAAACCAAGGACAAACATATGAAAATTTATATGGTCAATATTATTGGGGGAAGTCAGGTCAGAATCTTTTTGACATAGTTTATACTAACACAAATGATTTAGGGGTGACCGGAGATTATTTTAGAGTGTTCTTATTAAATAGACAGGAAACATCTCTAACTTCTGTATCAGAACCTTTGAACTTTGTTGGACAATTCGTTAATGATTATTATCAAACCATTCAGCCTTTCTATTACAAACAAGTGATTGCAAATGTTATAAATTCTATGACAGGGGCGATTAGTATAAAAGCTCAAATTGGATATAATCAATTAGAAGAAACAAGTAAATTTGAGTTATTAATTGGTAGAATATTAGGTCTTTGTTTTGATGAAAAAGAACAAATTGATGTAAGTGGCATTTCTAAAATAGGCGAATTAGACGGAGTTGATGATAGTTTTTTCGAACTAACAGATGTCGATTTGAGGAATATAGAATTACAAATATCTAATATTCAAAGAGGTGTTGTTACATTTGAAGACTGCGGAAATGTGGAACTTCCAGTTGATGTAGACGATTTAATCAGTCGTTTAGTTGATTTATCTGAAGAAGACGAAGTCAATGAATCTGAAAAAATTATTGATTCGATAAGTCAGAATAAAAAATGGAAAGAAATATATCCTAATTCAGTGGATTTAGAAGTTTCAGTTAATAAAGATTTTTTGAAAAAATTACCTAAAGCTATTGTGTTTTCTGTATTGAATCCAAAAGTACTTTTACCTTTAGCGGTCATGTATTATGAATTGGAGAAGTTAGCGAAAAACACTGTAAATAACCAAATTAATCAAGCGAACGCACTTATAAATAACGTCAATACACAATTACAAGAAGGCACACAATTAGGCCAAAATGTTGCAAGTAAAATTAATAGTTCGGTCGATTTCATAATAAAAAATAAATCATTTGTGACCGCAGTTGCAACAAGAATAAATGTAATTTTTATCGAAAAACTTTTTGAAGTACTGAAATTTGAAATTTTCAATTTAGTTAGTCAAATAGTTAAGGATATTCAAAATACACAAATAACTAAAAAATATGCCATTATCCTCAGGTTAATACAGGTTGGTTATATTGTAAGTAGATTTGTTACTGATTATAAAAAATGTAAATCATTATTAGACGAAATATCACTACTACTAAGTTTAATTGGTCAATATAGTGCTGCAAATTTATTCAGAATTCCATCTTTTCTTAATTTATTTTCAGCTCTTTTACCAGGTTACTCACCCGAAAGAGCCACTGTCAATATTTTGGAAAAAATGCAAAAGCTAGGTCTTCCAACAGGAGCAGCACCTGACGGCTCACCAAACTTCATGAACTTATTTACAAAATCTGTAGTAAGCGGGATTGATGAAGAAGAAACCCAAAATGGTAAAACTGAAACATCGACTCTTCTTCCACCACCTTTTGGTTTAATTGGTACAGTAGGAAAAAAACAATAGTATGAAAAAAGAAGAATTTGAATATATTTTACAAAATGAAAATAAGTTTAAAGAGTTTCCTAATTCAGAACTTATTAAAGTCATGGATTTATTGAGTTCTGATTTTGATACAACCAAAAAACAAATAATTGAATTAACATATTATTTGGATAAGGTGGAGGAACTATACAATAAAAGTCTTGAAGTTTATAAAACAAGAGTATCATGAATGAACCTTTATTTTATCAATGCGTTGTTTTAGATAATCAAGACCCGATGATGCTGGGTAGAGTTAGAGCAAGACTTCTGACTGACAATTACCTCGATATGGTTAAATCATTCAGACCCCCGTTCAACGAAGAAAAAGATAAATGGACTGAAAGAGACCCTTTTATATTCAACCCTCTTTTACCCTATTTCTTATATCAAGTACCCAAAGTAGAAGAATTTATATATGTACTCTACTATAACAAAGAATTTAAATATAGGAATCAGTTTTATATTCAGGCAATGTTTTCCTCACCTGTCAACTCCCCATTTGAATATTATGTAGGTGCTCAAAAATTTACAGGTGTTGGAGTCCAATACACAAACCCTAAACCCTTGAAAAATCAAGACGGGACTTTTGCAAACAATTCAACAAAAGGAGTGTTTCCAGAACCAGGGGATAATGGGTTATTAGGTAGAGGTAATTCTGATGTTATTGTTAAAGAGGACGGAGTTTTAATAAGAACCAACAAATATAAAGGGACATTGAATCCACAAAACTCACCTGTTGGTAATAGTAAAAATGGTTTTTTACAATTGTCAACATTCGGATTGAATAAAAAATTAGTTGATAATAAAGAAATTATTGAGTTTGATGAGGTTGTTGTTATGGTCAATTACCTGATTGAATATGTAATTATAAATCCTGAAAATACAGAAAATACTTTTAGTGGATATGTTTATTTGTATAAACTGAAACCAGACCCAAGAGTAAATTCCAAAAATTTAACAGTTGATTCGAAAATTGATGAACTTAAGTCTTTGATTTTAATTAAGGAATTTATGGCCCTAAGTTTGGATAATACGATTTTATTTATAAATGATTTCATAAACCTTGTGAATTCTCAAAATAAAATTGACGGGAGAGTTATATTTCTACCGCAGTCTAAATTCCCTATATATTATAGACCTTCGAATTCCATGTATGCAATCATCAGTTCATCACCACAAGCAAATTCTAACAATAAAGCCATAGAAAATACAAACAACATTTACAAAAAAATACAACTCAATGCGACAGCTGATTTCAAAGGGTATGGTTTAATAAATTCGCAGAATCAAGTTGGTCCCCCTCGTAGAACAAAAAAGACATTGGAAAATGTTTTTAAATACGATAATACTCCAACAACTTATGGTTCACTTGGTGCAGACAAAATTTTCTTATTATCCCAAAAAAGTGAAATACCTGGAAAAGGAAAAATAAATTTTGATGGGACTTTGTATGGTATTTCAAACGACAAATATGTTGACGACATAATACCTAAAACTTCAAGTTTGGTAAGAGGTGAAGAGTTGATAGAATTACTGAATTTGATTGTAAGATTTTTACTCACTCACACACATAGTTTTCCACTATTACCTCCTTTACCTGTAGGATATGATGGAACAAATAGCTCAATTATTCTCACGGAACTACAAAACGCTTATAATAAAATTCTGAATGAGAATATACGATTGAATTGATATTTATGAATAAAAGTAAATGTCATTACTTAGGTCATATATTAACAAAAATAATACAATTGTATTAGAGTCAGACGTAAATACGGGGAGAAATCCTGTACTCCAACTTAATTTCGGTGAATCGGCAAGCATAATACCAAGCTACGGATATACAAGATTTATATTCGACTTGGATTTGGAACTTTTAAGACAAAATATTCAGACAGGAACCATATCTACTGGATGCACATCAGCAATGACTCACACTCTACACATGACAAATACGTCATCGTTCGAAGAAGAATTATTGAATACATTCATGAGTGATGGTAAAAGAAGGGCATCTTCTTTTGATTTAATACTTTATAGATTACCAAAAACTTCAGGTTCGACAGGAAATCCTCAATATTGGGACGAGGGTGTTGGTTACGATTTCTCTAATACTAATTTGAACAAAAACGGGGTAAATGGCGGACAATCTCCAATTACATATGTAGACCCAAGGTCATATTCAAATAGACCGTCAAATTGGTTTAAAAGGACTAATATTGACAACTGGTCGGAAGAAGGGATATACAGTAATGTAAACGAAGGAACTGTCAATTATACGGGATTAACAATCATAGATATTCAACATTTCGAGTTTGGTAATGAAGATATTAATTTTGATATGAGTGATGAGATAAATGGTATTCTGGATGGGACTATTACAGGTGTTACAGGTTGGGGAATTTCATATGTACCTGATGTTGAAAATATCTCTGGTCTTACTGAATCATATAGTGTAGGATTTTTTACACGACACACTCAAACTTTTTATCAACCATACTTACTAACTGAATACGATGATTTGATTCAAGACGATAGAAACGATTTTGTAAAAAACCAAACAAACAAATTATACTTATACATTTATCAAAATGGAGTTCCAACAAACTTAGATGAATTACCTTATGTTAGAATAGAAAATAGAAATGGAGTAGTTGCAGGTCTTGAAAACTTATCTACTTGTCTAAGAACTAAAGGAGTTTACGAAGTAACCGTACCTAATTTACTAACAGGATTTACAACACCTTGTGAATTCTATGATATTTGGTCTGGACTCACAATTAATGGACAATCTTTAACAAATGTGACCAATCAATTTATATTGAAAAATTATCAAACTAGAATACAAATTGGAACTTTGTCAAAAGAACCTCAAAAGTTTGGTTTTGATTTTTACGGCATTTTACAAAATGAAAAGATACTAAATACAGACATCAGAAAGGTAGGTGTAACTATTAAAAAATCATATACAACACAACAATTACTTGAGAATATTGAATCTTATTATAGAGTTTATGTTAGAGAGGGTACTACGGAAGTACAAGTTCAGGATTGGACTAAACTAAACAGAACCCCTAATGAGTACTACTTTATTTTTGATACAAGAGACAAAATTCCAAATCAATACTATGTTGATATTAAAGTGAACATAAGTGGTGAGGTAGATACTTATAAGAGTCAATTAACATTCCAAATTGTAAATAAAAAATAATTAAGTTAAAATTATGAAAAATCTAGATGAAAAAAAATTAAGTTTATCTATAAGAAAAGTTCTTAAAGAACATTCAGAAAATTATATGTTTTTTTCCAACCTTCAACAAATTAAAAGACAATGCGATATGATGTTGGAAATGGACGAAGAACTTTTGGATTTAATAATTCAAGATGGACACGATTGGGCGGATGACCATATTTCTGAAGCAAAAACAAACATTGACCAAGTTTTTGATTTCTTTATGAATGAATCTAGAAAAAGAAAATCTTACGCTGAGTACGAAGATTTACAAGAGGGAAAAAAGAAGACAGGAACAAAACTTTGTTCTAGAGGTAAAGCAGCTGCAAAATCAAAATTCAAAGTATATCCAAGTGCGTATGCCAATGGATACGCGGTACAAGTTTGTAAAGGAAAAATGCCAGGTCTTGATGGAAAAAAAAGATGTTCATCTCCGTATTGTTAATATCTAAAAAATTATTACCTTTGGAAAATGAAAGTTAATAAGCCACTAGGAATTGCTTATAGATTTTACCTACATCTTAGAGAAAAATTCAATCCAAAACCTGAAATCACCGAAGAAGAAAGGTATGCTGCAAAAATTACAAAGAAAATAATTAATTCTCCTGAAGCCTTTTTATATTACACACCAATATCGAATAGGTACGTAATAAAAAACGATTCGAAAGAAATTTACGTTTTAATTGGTAATAGAAACATAACAATTATCAACCACGTCTATTCATATAGCATCTACATAGAAAATGATGAATTATACGGTAGTATCATAAATCTATTTAATGAAACTTTAGAGAAAAAAAGAGAAGAAATAGAACACGAAATCAAAGATAATATTCAACACTCTTTGATGATTATTTCAGAAAAGCTCGAAAACTAAAGTGATTCTTTAAGTATTTTTTTAATCAGCTCTTTTAGAGACTCATTCTTTTTAGGTTTATAAGAAACCATAGTTGGTTTATTACCTGTACCTGTTTTGGGTTTACTTTTTTCAGCCCTTCTTTTCTGTGAACAAGCCGATTTTTTTTGTGAATCAGTCATTTTAGCAGCAACACCAGCGGCCCTACATTTTGGGTACCCCTTAGAGTCTGCCTCAGGTCTACCACAAGGTGGGTGTCCACCACCTTCTTTTTTTCTACAAATATTTACCCATGGACCTTTTGGTTGTTTACTTCCTTTCGGTTTCTTTTTTGTTCCAAACCAAACAGCTAAATCTTCTTTTAAAAATTCCTCTTTTAATGGTAATCCTGAAGCGGTTGGATTTAATGCGCTTCCCTCTTCATCGTTTTGGCCTGTATAAAATTTTTTTAGATACATGGTTGCATTTGTTAATTTTTTAGTTCGAGTTTCGATTTCTCTTCTTTTTTCAGAAGATTCTTTATAATCTCCATCAGCCTCTTCATAAGCTAACTCGGCATTTGTATAATTATAAACCGGCTCAGTGAATGGACCCAGTTGGTCTTCCATCCATTTCTGAGGGGCTAACACAATTGGTACTTTGAATTTACCTGAAGAACCCACACCCGTCGCTTCATAAATATTTCTATTTATCATATATAATAAATACATTATATTTTAAATATGGAACACGAATCTCCTAAAGGGTTTTTATTTGAAAGCATACCTTACTATTCAAACGAATCAATTGAGTTGATGATTGATAAATTGTCTATAAGAGAATCAACCTATATGATTACTCAAGCACTAAATTTTGCCTATTCCAAAAATATTTTTTCCCTCACAGAATCAGAAATACTCTCAAAGAGTTTGAGAATACTTAATAAAGAAATATATTCTTATGATGACACAACAGGAAAAAAATCAGATAATGTCGAAAATAATTGAACTTGAGTTAGAACTAACTCGAGCCATAATTAACGGTCACAGGTGTACTGCCGACGATAGATTTGAAGGACATCGTAAAGAATTATCAATCCTCCGTTGTTTATATTACGGAAAAGAATCGATTTTTTGTAAAAAGTAGAATTAAATAGTTCAAAAAAAACTTTTGTGTTTCAGTTAATCTATTTTCAATCAAAGGAAGATAAGAACTATTTATATGATATGGACTTGAATGAAAATATATTCAAAATTAAAAAAATAATGGGATTGTTAAGTGAACAAGAAAGTTCACAATATGAAAATAATTTGAATTTCTGTAAAACTACCTATTCTGAGAGTATTTTTCAAGAGGCAATTAATTATCACAAAAACTGGATATTATCTCCACAATTTAAAGAAAAAATAAAAAAAAATAACGGTTGGGATGATGCAACTTCAAATCAAAAAATAAAAGAATGGGTTTTATTCCTTTCAGAAATAAAATTGAAGTATATACCAACTTTTCAAGAATTTGAAACTATACTTCCTCAACATGACCTTTCGCACATAGGTGCTCAAGCATTTGTTAGAAACCAAGAACCAAAAAAAGTTTATATAAATTGCTTTAATCCGAAGCAAAATCAAAAAACCCTTGAAAGAGGGGGTATTAAATCTATATTAATCCACGAAATACAACATTGTTTGGACAATATTACTCGTGCGAATAGTAAAGAATCGATAAATAAGAGTCTTAACAACGTAGATACTGAAGTAGATGTTAAAGTAAGAGGAAACAAAAACATAAAAAAACTATCACAGCAATTGGGTATTAACTTATCCCAATTTTATAAAATTTCGACTAACTTATCGAAAATGGTAAATTCATCAGAATCTGAAAAACAATATTCCTGTAGCGATAAAGAAACAATGGCTAGAATTTCCAATATGCGCGAGTATTATGGATTAACGAATCCCTCTCAAAAAATCGAAACTAAATTTTTCAAAGATTTATTATTAAAAATCAAAGATTTAGACATAAAAAAATATATAGAAGGAAAAGTAACTAACTTTAATCTAAGTTGGACAGAAAATGATATGAAATTTATTCTACTTTGTTGGGCAAAAAATGGATTTCAAGATTTCGAAATCATGATTAATCAGTTCAATGACTTAGCCAAACAAAAAAATCCAAATCAAAATCAGAATCAAGTGTAAATAATCTTATCATGAAGGAACTATTGTCTCCTACTTGGTTTATTGAATCACCTGTCGATTTCGAACACAAACAATACATCTTATTTGCATACCTTCAAAAAGTTGAATCAAGTTTTTTAAATAAAAAATTGTCTCCTCACCTTCTTCACTTGGAAAGATTATCTGACGAACTTATATCTTTTGATTCCTCATTCAAATTAATAAAAAAGGACTTCGAAAAAAATAGATATACATATTTTGATAATATAAAATTGGAAGGTGAAAATAACGAAATTATTTTGGAGATTAAGGAAATTGTAGGATTTTCTATACTCCAATTGGAACCAAGAATTAAAATGGGATATAAAATCTTAGAAAAGAACAATCAAATATTATATTAAAAAAAAGGGTCCCGAAGGACCCTTTATATTTTGGTTCAGACCATACTATCTCAACTCTTTCAAATCGAATGTTCTAACACCATCAACTGTTACTCTACCATAGAAACGGTTATTAACCATTTTCTTAGCGTATCTAGTCATGATACCCTTGATAGGTGTGAAGTTGAATGGATTATACATTGTTGGAGTAAGTTGTAAAGGTACATATGGTGCGTAGATGTAACCAGTGTCCAATAGAGACGTTCCTTTGTGTCCAAGAAGAACTTGGTTTGCTGGGAAGTAAGGGTCTCTATACACCTGATAACGACCTGCAAGAGTACCGATTCTTTCAATACCCATGTTGTATTGGTCTTGCTCAGGAGCCGCGTTTGAAACGTGGAAATACTCTAAGTCATCAAAAATCGCAGAAATTTCAGAAGACACTACAATCCAGTTAGCACCACCTCTAAGAGTTGATTTGTGGATTTGTGCTGAAATTTGGTTGATTGCTGTGATAAGAGTTTGGTTCCAGTCTTTCTGAGTGTAAGGAACAGCGTTAGTTCCCAATCTCTTCCAACCGTTGTAATCCCATCTTAAGTTCCATGCTGCACCTTTTCTAAGGTCTCTCAAGATTTCTCTATCAATTTCTGCAGCAACTTGCTCAGACAATAAAGCTGTCAATTCAGCTTCAGCGTCGATGTTATGGAAAGCAGCAACGTCTTGTGCCATTTCTGGTGACCATTGTGCTCTTAATTTTCTTTCAGTTACAGAAACTGTTACTGATTGAAGGTCGAAAGAAACTTCACCAATTTTATCTTCGAATTCAAGATTCTTATAGATTCTATACACAGGTACGAACGCTTGGTTGTTTACTGCTGTAGATGAGAATGTAGAACCTGAGTATCCGTCAAGTGAATCTGCACCCACTTCACAAGGAACTTGAAGGTCAACTTCTAAATAGATGTTTCCGTTTACATCACAAATGTTGTCGTATTGACCACCTCCTGTTTTTGAGTCAGGGAATACTAATGTAGAGTTATTATTACCATACTGAACAATACCCTTGCCATATCTTTGAGTTACAACTCTGAAAAGATAAGGATTTGTTGTATTTGCTGATGTGAATGCATTCAATGAAGAACCATAGATAGTCAAATCAGACAAGAATGATTCATTGTCGATTGGATTACCATCAGGACCGATAAGCTTACCACCCGCTTCAGTCGCAAAACCAGACATGATTAAAAGAACTTTTCTGTATGCATTTTGAGAATAAGCGGCTGGGCTTAAGTTTAACGTAGTACTATTCCATTGTGCAGTAACAGCAACACCTGTGATTGCAGAATATTGTCCTTTAGAATAGTCAAAAAGACCTGGTGGGTCTAATGCTGGTTCATTACCTTCATAAAATCTATCATAAAGGTCTCTACCTTGGTTCCAATTGTAACCCGCATTTGGGTCAGTTGGACCATTTGGTGAGCCATAAGGTGCAAAGTGTTCACCTGTTCCAGGGTAATTCGCATTACCCTCATACTGATTTTGATATTGTTGAATGTTAGGTACAAAATAGAACAATTTACCGATTGGTAAGTTCATAGCTTGTACAGATACGATGTCGTTAGCCAATAATTTAGAGAATACTCTTCTAATGATTGGGAAAACAACTGTTTCGAAAGAACCTGAGTCAGATGTAGTTGAAGCCTCATTGATAAGATGAGATGCTTGGTTTTCATACAACTGAGCTACATTTTCTTTTTGGTGACCTTTAAGTCCTTCTAAGAAACCTAAACTGTCCCATTTGTTGATTGTGTCTTCTTTGATAACTTTGAGGTGCTTAAGACCAATATTACCAACAAGACCTGATTCTAATAAAGCTCCCATGTTTGTGAATTTTATTTTTTAAGTGTTTATTTAATTTTTATTAACCGATTTTAGTCATAAGGTCTTTGATTCTTAAGAACTGAGGAGCCTCATAAGTTTTACTTTCGATTAATGTCGTTGATGAACCTGTTTGAACTGATTGATTTAATTTATGTTCAACAGTCTCATTCAATGATTTAGTTTCAGTCTTAGATAATTCTTCTTTAATGACTCTGTAAAGAGATTTTGACTCTTTAAGTGATTCAACTCCGTCAAATCTTCTAAGAATGTTTATTTTTTCTTTTTTAGTTGTTGAATGTTCTGTAAACAATCTAGTTGCATACGCTAAATTTGAATTGAAGATTGCAACTTCATTAAGTTTCTCTCTAAATACATTTAACGCCTTTCTATATTCTTCATTTTTTTCTCTCAACGAACTAACTTCTGTTTCAAGGCCTTCAAGGTTTAAATTTGCACTTGAGTGAGCTCTTGGTTTAGGAAGACCACCTTTTCTGAAGTCTGAACCCATACCCAAAGTTCTTGCAGCTTCTTTAGTTTCTGCTTTCTTTACAACTTTACCCTTACCTTCCATATTTTCACCTTCTTTGTACTCGAATTTTGCTTTACCAGTACCCATAGTTTTTGGACCTTCTTTCTTATCCTCTTTGAATCCTCCAGAAGTCTTTTTATATGAGAACTTAGGCTTACCAATTCCAACACCTTTAGGTTTTACTGACATTTTACTTTCTTTGGTCTCAACCTTTTTAGCCTTTTTGTGACTATAAGATTCGTCCATGTGCCAACCTTCGTGTTCTTCAGTTTCATCAATTTCACCATCATTATCATCATCGTCGTCTTCTTCATCGTCATCATCATCTTCAGATTCTTCGATATTTTCAGATTCATCCATGTCGTCAGACTCAGTAAATTCAATTTCATAAACTACTTCATCTTCGTCCATTTCTTCTGTGTAATCTGATTCATCGATTTCATCTGTAAAATCTGATTCTTCAGAATCGTCTTCTTTGAAGATACTTTTGATTACTCTAGCAACTTCGTCATCACTAACTTTTTCATCGAGGTCTTCTGTAATTTCAGTCGATTCCTCTTCTTCAGTCATTTTGACTAGATATTCCGTATCTGAATCATTATCTGTTAGGTGAATATCTTCACCATCTTTTTTTACTATAATTCCATCTTCGGGTTTCATAGACTTAAAAACTTTAATTAATTCCTCATCGGAAATATCTTTATCAGATAAATCTAATACATCTACGTCCTCTGAATCATCATCTTCTGAATCATCATCATCCGCAAAATCCATGGAAAGACCCATGTCCATAGACTCATCATCGTCTGTTGCAGGAACTTCATCAAATTCTGCACCTACCTCAACTTCAGATTCTTCTTCATCATCTTCAGTTAGAGATTCTTTTACTAGTTGGCTGATTTCTTCCTTCATAGTTGAAGCAAGTATTCCTTTTGCATTCTCGGCAATAGCTTCTTCAACATTTTTCATTTGAATAAGCGCCTCTTCAACAAGATTCTTGTTTTCTTGCATAATTATTTTTGTTTAACCTATAAATAGTGTCTATACGTAAAAAAGTTTGCTGAATACCCTAAAAACAAAAAAAAAGTGGTCAAATTTGACCACTTTAATTATTCAATAACTTCATCTATTTTACTTTCTGATACTGAAGTTATTCTCCAATCGTAAGAAAAATTTTGAAAAGCTTTGGTTACTTTGGCTTCAATGTCGGTGACATTATACCCTTTAACTAATTTTTCTTCTCTAATCTTTTTGATTTTACCTGTATTGTCATCAGGTAAATCATAAGAAATTTTTGCAACAAAAAATTTTTGGTCGTCCATTAAATTATTTTTTCAAATAATCGGATAATTTTTTCATTAAATCAATAGAGTTATTAACCTGAGGTTCCAAAGTCAATTTAGACCTTTTTTCCTCTTCCAAATTCTCTTCATACTTCTCTCTCTCATTCACATCATCGAACAAATATGCGCCTGGAGTTGATGGTGATGAAACTAAATCAAAACATATTAATTCAAAATCATCCTGAACTTCATTTCTTTCTCCTACCTTTTTGAGAGAACCAACTCCTCTCGATGAAATACCCAAGGTTACACCCTGTCTCAATAGATTTGCCGCAATATCACCTTTGGAAGATACAATACCTCTTTCGTGGAAACCTGGTGTAGTCAATAATTTTAATTTACCCATTAAAATATTTTTATCCCACCAAATGTCTGTAATCAAGTGTGATACTCTATCTAAATCAATAAGAGATGACTCAGGATGGTTCAACTCGGATGTTGATAGACCCTTTTTAATTATGTTTTTATATTTATCTGCTTCTCTCTTGAGGATTCTCTCGGGATAAAATCTACCATTTCTATTAGCAGTATCAAACTTTTGTAAAACAGCATAAAATTCGAAAGGATTTCGATAATCAAAATTTTTAGCTTCTTGTAAAACTTTCATATTTTCATTATCTACAGGAGATATAAATCCTGCATCCATCTCGACTAAAATCCCATGACCTAATTCGTGGGCTTCAAGTATTCTCAATTTTTTCATTCAAATCTTTTGTAATAAATATTTGAGTAATACAATAGTTTTGTTCTTTTATTTTTTTGTAAGCGAAAAATCAAAATATTCGTTTCTTATAATCGAGTTTGAATTGATATTTTTGACAACATTTTTGACTGACTCTTTTAGATTAGAAGACTTGAAGTCTATTTCATTTTCTAAAAAAAGATTTATTTCCAAGTTAAAAAAAGATTTTTTTCCATATGAAATTCCGCTGGTTCTGAGGTCTAAATCCACTATAGAATTTTTATTGAACATATCAGTATCGATTGTTTCAAATACTGTATGTTTTATTTCCCTACTTAAATTACAAACCACTCTATTCCAATTTTCTAAATCTACTTTTGGTTTGACCCAAGATTGAATGTTTATGTATAATGATTTTAAGTTTTTAGAATCTACTGTACCGTATACTGTTTTGAATGAATTCGAAAGATTCATTTTTACACTTTTACCCTTTTTCATCAATTTTCATATTGCTAAAAGTTTATTTTTATCAATAATAAGATATACTCAGTTAGTAGTCAAAAAATTAGATAAACTAATTATTTATAGTATATGTTGATAATAGAAATAAAAAATAGGGATACGATAGAAAAGGCTTTGAAAACCTTGAAATCCAAAGTCATCAAAACAAAACAACAACAAAAATTAAACGAAGGTAAGGAATATACCAAAAAGTCTGTTAGAGAAAGAGCAAAGTATCTAAAAGCAGTATATGTCCAAAAGAAGAAAAACTCTTAAAGAGACTCATTTAATTTTTTCAATCTCAAAAAATTAATTTGACTGAACTCTTCTTCTTTGACTTTTTGAATTGTTTCTTGTATCGTAGTTTTAGTCTCAGTCGCGTCTTCGTTGGTCATTAAAGAATTTAATTTTTCGATTGTTAATTCTCTAAACTCATTGAACTTAGTTTCCAAATTTTTTGAATCTTCTTTTATAATTTGAAAGAATTCTTTTTTGGTGCTTTCATCTAAACTTTCAATATAATTATTCAAAGTTTGATTTGCAATTTTAATCATGGTACTTACAGGAAGAGAAACTTTTTTCGAGAAGTCTGATTTAGATTCTTTTAGAACATTAACAATTTCTTTTTTTGTTTTTATTCTTTCATGTAAATCTATTTTATTCTTACCATAGACAAGCTCATCAATTTTGACATATTTGTTTTCTACTTTTGACTCTCCTATAATTTTAGGTAATTTAATATTTTTAATTACTCCTTGTACTATACTAATACCCTCTTGTAAAAACTCTTTTGCATCCTCCTCAGATAATCCTTGTGGTTTTGAAAGTTCATCATAAATTGCATAAACTTTTGCAATATCTTTATTATTCAAAATGTTGTGTTTGAATTCATTAATTGCCCTTTTAAAGGATTTCTCATCTTTGTATGAGTCTAAGATGTTTTCTTCTATAATTGATTTTATTAAACCGAAAGTCATAAAGGAGTTTTTTATTTCATATAAATATTACAAGTTTAATAACTTATCCAATTCTTTTTCCATTTCACCCAAAGATTCTTGTCCATGTTCCAAATCTATAAATTTTGAACCAACAAGAACATCATTCTCGACTAAAATTTTTAATTTTTCTACAGACTCAGGAGTTATTTCCGCTCCACCTGGTGTAGGAGGTTCTGGTGGAGGTAAGCCACCACCTGCAGGTTCTGCTGGAATTTCCGCAGCACCTAATGCTGGTTCAGGTAATTCCGATGGTCCTCCTGCTTCAGCTGAAGGTCCGCCAGGTGTTTCGGCTGAAGAAGCCGCACCTTTTCCACCTCCATAAAGTTTATCAATATTATCAAACAATCCTGTTTTGGAAATAACTGTTGGTGTTTGTTTTAACTCTTCTCCAATTGCTCTTTCTAATCTTTGTTGCATCAAATCAACTCTAATTTCTTCATCAGAGAAATTGAAAATATGTTTCTTTGCCCAAGTTGCAGAAGTTGGTTGAATACCGCTTCCAGGGTCTGTCACCAAATCTTTATAAAGTAAAACTTTTTCTTTCCAAACATCAATTTTTAATAAATCGGCCTGAGTTGAAGGATTAGTTAGACCTAATGTAAAATTGGATATTTCGTCTTCGAAACCTAATAAAAATAAATGTATGATGGCTATTTTATTAAGCTCCTGAATCATACATTTTTGAATCCTATTAATTGTTCTTGCAAATCTTATATCCTGTAAAGATAAATTTTTACCATCACCTACCACTTCTTCGAATCCCAAGAATGCTTTTGGAACACGTAGTGCTGTCAAAAGTTTTTTCTGAATATATTCAATATCCGCAATTTCAGATAGATTTTGAGCCCCAGCTAGTGTCTCAATTGGACTTGGGGTAGCAGGGTCTCTAACTGGTATAAAATAGTCTTGGTCCACAGCCATTTGATTAAACCTCAAATCAACATTTCCTGTTTTTTGGTCTACAATCTGTTGTCTTTTGAACTTATCCGCAACCCTATTTACATATGCTTCAACATCTGCATCTTCCATGTTTCCAACAAATACTTTGAAAACTCTTCTTTCAGGTGCTCTTGAAGTTCTATATATCATCATAGCATCTTCAGACAAAAGAAGTTGTTTCCAAATTCTTCTTGCCTTTTCTAACATTGAAGTACCATAAGGCAATTTCCTGTCGTCACCTAATAATCTAAAATGAGCAACTTCCCACGATTGGAAGGTCATATTTTTTTGTTTCCATTCGAAAGTTAGTGCCTTTTTAGCCTCTTTCTTACCTAAATCAACGGTCACCTTTTCAGTAGTACCGACCTCATGTCTTTCTATCTCGATATTTGGAAGTTGCTGACAACCTACAATACCCTTTTCAGGGTCAAGTTTTAGATAGACAAAATTATCACCGAACTTACAAGTATTTCTTGTCCACATCGGTAAGTTAGTGTTAATATCCAAAGTATTATTGAATAAATCCGCTAATACTGATTTGATTCTTTTTGACTCAGAATAAATCTGTAGCATGAATCCATCTTCATTTACTGTTGTTGTCTCTTCAGCGTAAATGTCTAAAGCAGCTGAAATTTCAGGAGTGTACTCCATAGACTCATAGTCATATGTTGCCGACAACCTTGAAGGTTCATAGTAAATTGCTTGTGAATATAGATTATTTTCAACCTTAGCCCATTGATTGGCAATGTAATAACTTTGTTGTGCTTGTAATTTTTCTTTTTCGTATTCGGCTTTATTTTGAGTCCTTAGTAATTCTTTTTTGTCGAATTTGAAAGTTGGATAGTCCTGACTCAAAAGTGAATTAGGGCCAAAAGCTTTTCCAAGTCGTTGCCAAACTGTTAAATTATTTTCCGCCATTTTATAATTTTACTCGGGATTACCGATATTATAAATACTATCTAATGCCAAACAACCATTTATATTTTTCGTAATCTGATTTGTCGGGTCCTTGGTTAGGAAAATACTGTCTTTTTTCTGATGTTTGTGGAATATATGGGTTGAAATACAAAGAAGAATTTTTATTTTCATTGATGCTTGTTGACCAAGAATCAATCATAGACTTTGTTTGATTTACATTTTTAGTTAAAGACTGAAATGATTTTTCACCAACATAGGTGGCCATCGATATTCCCATAATACAATCATCATGATGACCTTTTTGATGGTCAGGTCTTCCGTTTAGATATATAAAAGTATTCATTTCGTTGAACAACCTTTGTGACCTAACTTTAAACCCATGTCTGACTGATTCTTCAAAAGAAGCGATTATCTGAACCCTTTTGGAATTAAAATTTATTCCAGGTATTTTTTCATTTATCTTAGGGTCCCATTTCCATTTGTTGGCTTCATTTACATTGTCAATATACAATCCTTTGTAGTTCAGTTCCTGTAATTTTCTCGCTGTTGATACACCCATACCTCCTGTCAAATCAACAACACAATATGCACCGTACATAGTACCCCATTTGTAAGCGATTTCTGCAACAACATCAGGTGGAACTTTTGCAACATATTCTAATACTTGTTCCTGTTCGTCAAAATCAATAATTTCGATACAAGAAAAATCTTCACTATCCCCTCTACTAACATCTACACCCATAACATACTTGTGGCCTACGACTGGTTCCTTCCAAATCCATAATGTACCCCCCATCAATTTTGCTTCAGGTTCCTTCAAGGTATTTTTTGAGATATTTTGAAGTACATCTGAATCAAAAACATTATCACCGGAGCCTAAGAAATTACATTCAAGTTCTTGAGCAACTTTTCTTCTATCAAACTTCAATTTTTTGACCATCCCTTCAAACCAAGAAGATGATGGTTTATAACCTTGCTCTATATAACTTTTTAATTCTTCAAAATCTCTTTCGTAAGGATTATCTACAGATAAATCAACCACAGCATCTGAAGGGTATTCTTCTCTATTCAGTAAAAAATGAACCAAATCTTTTGTCTTTACCATGTATAAATCTTTGGTATATCTTGGGTCTCTGTACCAAAACATTTCACTGACTTTAAATTCATTCATTCCTCTGAGTGATTGGTCATATATTTCATAGTAAATTGGGTCGTATCCGTTCGGAGTAGAGACAACAATAACTTTACCACCTGTTGAAAGTGAGGCCATACAGGCAGCCCAAAAATCTCCATCGGCCTCTATATATGCTGCTTCATCGAATATCAATATTGTTGGAGTATAACCACGAAGTGCGTCTTTAGATGTTGCAACAGCCTTTACTTCACAATTGTTTGTTAGTTTGAAATGTCTTTGAGAATTTTTTTCTTGTGAAAATCCAGCACCGACCCAATCAGGCCACTGTTCCGTAAATGCTCTGATTTTGTTTGCCATCTCGACAGCAGTGTCAAGTTTGTTGGCAATAATTAGTATTTTTTCTGGTTTGTTTTTTTTGGCAAAAGCCAATCTTTTGGATGCCCAAGCAGCAGTAACTGTTGATACTCCAGCTTGTCTATATTTCAATGCAATATTTTCATTGAAATTATCATAATCTTCAATAAGTTTTATTTGGTCTGGAAATAAATCTAATGGAACGTATTTTGATACTGTGTTGTCGTAAGTTTGTAAATAGGTTTTCAAGGCATATGGAGTATCCCTCATACACTTCGTAACTTCTATTATTAATTGTTCTCTAGTCACAAATATAATTATTTGGGTCTTGATATACCCAAACCACCAAATAAGTTGTCTAAATCATCATCACTCAATCCGTCAGAATCTTCAGAATCTTCAGAACCTTTCTGTTTTCTATACTCATCGTATTCTTCTTTAAGTCTCTGAGCTTCTTTCATAACTTCTTCGAATCTGGCAGTGGCCTTTTTATTTTTTGCCTTATCTTCAGAAATTACATCTGCCATAATTCCTAAAAATTCTTTTGCATCTATTTTAAAAAGTTCCATTTCGAACCAATTAATCAGACCTTTGTTTTCAGGTTTGAAAATTGCATCAGGCATTGCCATTCTGAGTAGTTCTTGTACTTCAGGACCTACCCTCAATTGCATTGGTTCATTTGATAATAAATCGGTTTGACCCATTACTTTTTGTGCCATTTCAGTATCTTGAGGTAATCCATGTCTTGCATTCACTTCCTTAATACCCTTAATTAATTCATGACAAAGTATTGGAAAAATCATACCATAAGCCTTAATTGTGGTGTCGGGACTTTCTTCCCCTCCTTCGTCACCACCCTCTTCTCCATCTCCACCATCTAACTCAACTTTACCTGCAACGCCTTGACCTGTCTGACTCATCATTTCAATCATTTGTTCCATCGTGAAATAGAAAAAATCGTTGATTGACATGATTTTATTATAAAGAGGGTATAGTTGTGGGTCGATTGAATCGAGTTCTGACTTTACTTCAGGTTTTCTGAAAACATAATGACCTTTTTTTGCTGCTCCTTGAATAAGTGCATTGATAATATTTCTCTTATGTTTCTCTAATTCTAATTGTTCTTGAGGTGTTAAGTCTTCAATATCAAATGACGGGATGGACATATTTTGTTCATTTTCGTCCTCGTCATCTTTCTCTTGTTCAGGTTCATATCTAAAGTTAGAAACATCAATAGGTTCCTCATTCAAATACATTTCAACATTTACCCAAGACTCATCAAATTCCGTTTCATCAAAACTTACTTTCTTGGCAAGTTGTTTAAGTTCTTCTTTGTGTCTACTTTCACGTCTCATTACATCATAAGTGGCATTCATCATTTCACTCATCAACATTTGCTTTACGTGATTTGGAGACAAATCTTCAATCCCTGTAACTTGTTTCAACGCATCAACAACGTCACCAAATCTTTTGGAAATTAATCTTTGTACATCTTCAGCCCCCTTCCTCATTGCAGGATTTGTTGAGTATATGTCTTGTCCTGCTCTTAATTTTCTTTCAAGGTTTGGGTCCATTCTCTCTGGTCTTCCTCCGTAATCTATATCTTCTCTTATTTTTTTCATTTCTTCAACATTTTGATGATTGTGTCAATTATTTTTTCTTTAGCTTCTTCAGGTGTAATTTCTTTTGCCTTTGGAGCTGGATTGACTTTTGGGTTAGGGTTTTTTCCAGGGTGTGAAGGTGTCTTGACTGGTGAAGGTGGCTCTTTAGTTCCAGGTTTTGTTTTTGGTTCTGTTTTGGGTTTTGTTGCCGGCTCACTCTCCATGACAAATTGTATCAAATCTTTTTTCGAAATTTTTGGTGGCAAGTGAGTTTCTAATAATTCCATAATTTTATTTTCAAAAAACAAAGTTACGGGATTTTTTCCTTCTTTCAAAGATTTTTTTACATCTCTGACACATCTTTCATATTTTGCAACTTGTTTCGGTGACCACTCACTTCTCTTTGTAGTTTTGAATTTTTTTCCAAGTTGTGCGGTACATATACTCCAAGGATTGTTTTCATCTTCTTTATCTTCTTCTGTAACAGCCACGTTAATACCTTGTGAATTTAACTTCTGTACTATTGGACCTACATTAGGATTTTTACTTGAGACCATTGTTTGTCCAACTTTTCCCGCAGTAGCTTGTTCATTTAATATTTTTTTATATAATGTGGAAATTTCATTCTCATTAAACTGAGATAAGGTTTTATCACTAAATCCTTTTTTCATCAATAATGATTTCATTTTTTCAGTTTTCATAAACTACTTTTTTTTCGAATTCGAGAATCAAATCTTTCTCGTACAATTTATCTTTAATATTTTTCTCTTCTTCACCAAATCTAAAAACTAATCTGTCGTTTTTATTATCATCTTGTTCCCACGCTAGAGCTATTATCCCATCTATTCCATCAACCATCGAAAAAAAATCAGAGTTCTGAATCAATTCCAATTTTATTTCGGTATTTTTCAGAACTCCTACTTTTTTAATATATTTCATATCAGGTGCTGATGGATATGAATTGCATGGTTTACTTTCCCAAGACTCACCCCAAACATCTAAAGTATCAGAAAATATAAATTCATATATGTTGTCCCCTTTATAGTTTGGACCAAGTCCATTTACATAAATCAAATAACTCATAATACAAGTCCTTCAGGTGAAATCTTTACCTGACCTGTTTTGTTTTCAAACACCAAATTTTTTTTATTAGTTTTTCCTAAAAAAATATAATCTGAGTTTTCTTCCAAAAATTTTTGTGAAGATAATTCTTGTTCGATTGATTCACTAAGTTTTTTTACTGAATCCATTTTTTTAGTGAACTCTGATTTTCTTCTTATTCTCATTTCTTCCTTTTTTTCTTGAATTTGTTTTTTTTCTGAATCATTAATTTCGAAATATCTTGAAATTAATTTATCAATTTTAGATTCTCTAAAAATACCATCCATTATAGCTCCACTGTTATGTCTCATACCTTCTATTGGTTCGTCCATATCATTTTGTATTTTTTCAACTTCAGAATCACTTGTTATGTCCTCATCTGGTGAAGGCATATCATCCGAAGGCATTTCGTCATCCGACATTTCGTCCCCTTCCTCTGACTCAAATTTTGAAAGTATATCTTCCTTATCTTCGTCTGATAAATTATTCAATTCTAAAGATGATAATACCATGTTTATAACGTATTTTATGTCCTCAGATGTCATTCCCTCCTCATTTTCAAATTCTCTAATTTTTTGAGTCAATTTACCAGTCAATTTTTGAATTGTCTTGAAATTGACTACCTCTCCATCACTCTCAACATTGTCTGTTTCAGGTTCAGAAATTTCAGTATCTGTTTCTGTATCAACTTCAACTTCATCAGAAGGTATATCTGAATCTGAAGGTGGTAATTCTGGTGAAGGTACTGATGGTGGTTCAGCTGGAGGAGCTGCAGGTGTTTCCATCTCGGGTTCCATTTTTGGAGTTTTTAAAACAAATTTTTTTTGTTCTCCAAACATAGAAATTTCTTCTTCATTTTCGTTGATTCTATTAATTTCTTTAGCCATCAAATTCAAGCGTTTCAAAGCTTGAGAATATGAGTTGAAATATTTTCTATTTTTCATAGGTTCTATATAATCAGTTTCTGACTCGTTCATAGTTTTTTTGATTATATATCCCATTTTTTCTTTGACTATTTGATAGTCATTACCGTCAGAAAGATTTCTACTATACTCAACTGAAGATGTTTGATTTTGATTAACAGGTCTTGCCTCTTTGTAAGTGGCAATTTCCATTATTCTTTTAATTTTTTCTTGTCCTGTTAATTTCTCGCTACCGATTGGTTTAAGTCCTGCCATTTTATTTAAAATTTTAGTTAATTATTTAATCCATTAAACCCACCAATTGTGATGGCATTCATTTGGAGAACTGTGTCTCCTGAACTGTTCACGTTAGTAGGGTCTGAAAGTTTATATGATTCAGGGTGAGGGGCATTCCCTAAAGAACTGTTCCATGTACCACCACTGAAACTACCTAAAATAAGGTTGCTATATTCATATTGTGAATTTGCACTAAAAGTCGCCATTATTTTTTCTTTATAAATATATGATAAGACCGAAAATAATTAATATTTACGCTAAACCGCCTATTTTCGGTGAAGCACCTGCTTCATAACCTTTGATGACTTTAGAAACTAAATCACCTGTACCCCAAACCTTAAGTGAAGGACATTTAGAAATTTGGTACGCACCTATGTCATTTTTCAAACCATTTACAATACAATCGTATCTACCATTTCTCAAAGTTTTGATTGTTGCAACTAATCCATCCTCCAAATTTTGATAATTTTTTACACCGACTTTGTTAAAATTTGTAGAATTTGGCATTTTATGTGTAGTATTGAATGGATTGTATTTTCCTGCCTTACCTTCAGATTGTCTCCAAGCAAATAAAAACTTCATATTTTCATCCGAAATGGGTGCACCTAATTCTTGAAGAATTCTTTCATAAAAATTTTTATCAGTAATCCCGATTATATTAATTTCTTTGTCTTTTTTGATAGAACTTAAATCAGAATCTTTGAATTTTTTTATGATTAATAGAGACAACAAATATTGTAATTCTTTGGAGGCAACCCTACCAGTTTCAACTAATCCATATTCTTTTTGAAACTCTGAAACCGAAGTTTGGGTTTCCGGTCCAAATTTTCCATCAATTCCCCATTTCGGTAAAGAAAATCCTAAAAATTGAAGAGCTGTTTGTATCAAAACAACATCTTTTGAGAAAGGTATTTTGACACCTGGAGTAAACTCGAATGTTAATTCATTATCTGCCATCTCTTTCAGGGATTTGAGAAATTCTGAATCATTTAAAATTTTTTCATTTTCATCAGTATCTTCAAACGACATTTGTTCCTGTAAAAATTGTTCTATAGATAATTTTTTATCTAAATTTTTATTGATTGAATCTAATAACTTTTCTATATGACCTGACCTTCTTAAAAATTTGAAAACAAGATTTTCGTGTGATATTTCTCCACCTTTTTCGAGTCCTGCCTTTCGGTAATCCTTTAACTTAGTTTTTAATTTTTCTAATTTATCAGCACTCTTATCTCCTGAAGTTTCTACTGTTTTATTAATTTTTTCAATCCAACAATTAATCTTTTTTACCAGCTCCGTCTCATCAATTTCAGGAAAATCTTTTTTGGGGACATTTAACCACTCATCTTTAAGCACAGAATATAATCCAGTACTTGTATGCGGTTCTTCACTATCTTGTGCATAAAGTTCAACATCATACCCGTATATTTTTATATCGTGATTTTCGTTGAAGATATATTTTCTTGCATCGAATAGTTTTTTGGTTAATTCCATTTCGTCTTCGTACTGTTGGTAATCCACAATAACATGTAAATCAAAATCAGAAAAATCTGACCAATTATAGTTTGCTAATGAACCTGTGAGAACTATATCATCGACAAAAACATCATCCCCCAAATAATCTATGAAATTTTCAGAAATTTCCAATAATTTTTTCCTTACTTCCTTTTTCATCGTTGAGTTTTCCGCATCCTTGGGATTTTCCCAAACTTTAGGATTTAACTCATCACGTAACTTGAAACTTTTTAAAATTTTTTTGAAGTTAATCATATGACATAAATAGTAAAAAATTACACTTTTTTGTATTTGTAATTTTTTGCAATCTCAGTTGAGAAAAATTTTCCTTGTGATTCGGACATTCTGAATCTTGTGTAGACTTTTAACGGAACATCATCGTATTCGTATCTCAAATCATTATTGAAGGTGACCAACATCTTACTCGATTGAGTATCATATTCTGTCTTTTTAATGTTGGATGATTTGATTTCGTTAATAATTTTTGTACCTTGACAAATTTCAGATAAAATAGACATAATTAATATTTTTGATAATTATAAATATGAAATCTTTACACTCAACAATAAGAAAGTTTTTAAATGAGTATCACGATATGAATAATCAAGAACCCATGATGAAAACTTACAATGAATTGAAATCTTTTTTGCGAGGATATAAATTGGAGCCGGCTTCGACTCCTTTAGAGGGAAATAATTTTATAGTTATTGGTCCTATTAAATCCAAAACACTGTCTTCGGGTAAATTTGAATTAAACCAAATGTACAAAAGTAAAACACCTTTTACAAAAAGTTGGTTTTTCTTCAAAGAAGAAAATTCAGAATTAACATTGTATAAAATTATTTTATCAAACTAAATCTTGATGAAAACTGAATTGGAAGAATTATCTACGAGGCAGAAAAAACCAATGGGTCATGGTATTGAACATGAAATCTATTCTTCTGAAAAAAAACCAAATGTGGTTTTTAAGGTGGGAGAGCTTGATGTGATTAATGAATGGTATGAAGTTTTTAAATCCGACCCCGATATTTTTCCAATAGTTTATAAATTAGGCAGAACAAAAACTAAAAACTTTTACTATGTTGTTCTTGAGAAATTAGATACTCAAAGGTTTGAAAACGATTGGGACGATATGGAATTATCTTTAGAAGACGTGGGTGCTTTGGATGTAGATAGAGGTGAAAGTTTTACAGATTTATATACCTTAGAAGGTGCTTCGTCTGAAAAATTTATAGAGATTGGTAAATTGCTCAAAAACCATGACAAATCATCTTATGACTTCTTCATAAAATTTCTCACTTTATTAAAAAAATGCGAGAGAGCTCAAAACAAAATTTTGAACAAAGATACTTTAGTTGATGCACACAAATACAATTTTGGTTATTCCGAAGATGGGAAACTCAAATGCTTAGACTTATAAAAAAACCCTCAAAACTGAGGGTTTGTTTTTTAGATTATGTTTACCTTATTTTTTCTTTTTTCAGCCTCTTTCGTGTATTTGGGTATATAAACAGTAAGGATTCCGTCAGAAATTGTAGCTTCTAATGTTGAAGAATTATAATTGTTGTTCAATTTAATCCTCTTATTAATTTGTTTTTCCTTTTCTGTATTATTCAATTTATACTTTCTTGTTCCTTCTAAAACAAGTTCGTCACCTTCTACTGTAATTTCCAAATTTTCTTTGTTGAATCCAGGGACTTCAAAATGAAGATATGCACCATCTTTAACATGGTTTATTTCGTAATCCTCATCTTTTACACACTCTGTTTCTTTGTCCACAGGAACTAATCGATAAGTACTTGAATAGTAGACAGGTTTAGAATCAAAAAATTTGTTAAACAGTTCATTAAAATCATTTCCGTAAATCATAGTTTTTATTTTTTAAATTTATTTATTTTAATGGAGATGGTCAAACCATATGCCAGTTCTTATTTTTGTCAATATGACATGTTTTTTTAAAAAGAAATGTCAATTTGTCTTCATTTAAAATAAATGATGAGAATTTGACATTTTGTTTGGTTGTGTCCAAATTTTGAATGATATTTGTATCTGATTTACTAAATAAACAATAAAATTTTAGACTATGAATGAATTAATCGACGATGATGATGAAAAAACAACAAGTAGAAAAAAAACTTCAGAGAGTCAGACTCCCGTATTAGACAATTTTAGTAGGGATTTGAACAAACTCGCTGAGTTAGGTAAGTTAGACCCTGTTATTGGTAGGGAAAGAGAGATTCTACGAATTGCACAAATTTTATCAAGAAGAAAAAAGAACAACCCGATTATTATTGGTGAACCTGGTTGTGGTAAGACCGCAATTATAGAAGGTTTAGCCATGAAAATTTACAATGGGGAGTGTCCAAGAAATTTAATGGACAAAAGAATTGTTGCTTTAGATTTGACATCTGTTGTTGCAGGTACAAAATATAGAGGTCAATTTGAAGAAAGAATGAAAGTTATTATGGAGGAACTACAAGCCAACCCAAACATAATAATCTTCATCGATGAAATTCACACCTTAGTTGGTTCAGGTAATGCTGCTGGTTCGATGGATGGTTCAAATATTTTCAAACCAGCTTTGGCAAGAGGTGAACTCCAATGCATCGGAGCAACAACTTTGGATGAATACAGAAAGTCCTTTGAAAAAGATGGTGCTCTCGAACGTAGATTTCAAAAGATAATTGTAGAACCTTCATCTGTACGTGAAACTGTAGAAATACTTAAAAACGTCAGAGACAAATACGAGTTGTTTCATAAGGTCACTTACAATGATGAGATTATCGAGGCCTGTGTAAAATTGGCGGATAGATATATTACGGACAGAGAGTTTCCTGACAAAGCTTTGGATATTTTAGACGAGGTTGGCGCAAAAATGCAAACACAACTAAAAATTCCACCATCAATCGAAGAGTTGAAAAAGAAAGCTGAAGAACTAAGACAACAAAAAATGGATGTCGTAAAAAAACAAAACTACGAGCAAGCGGCAGAATTGAGGGATAAGGAAAAAAAATTAATATCGAAACTCGATTCAGAAAAAAAGAAGTTCGAAGAACAGATGTTGAAACAAAAACAACCGATTCTAATCGAGGATGTATATGATGTGGTTTCCAACATGACTAAAATACCAGTTTCAAAAATGTCTGTTGATGATTTGAAATCTCTGATGAACTTGGATAAAGAATTATTAGGAAAAGTAATTGGTCAAGATGAGGCAGTGATTAAAATTGTAAAATCAATCAAAAGAAATCGACTCGGAATTAAAGACCCAAATAGACCAATCGGTTCATTTATCTTTTTAGGTTCGACAGGTGTAGGTAAAACACATTTGGCAAAAATTTTAGCAAGGGAACTGTTCGGAAGTGAAGACTCACTAATACGAGTTGATATGAGTGAATATCAAGAAAAACACGCAATTTCCAAATTAGTTGGAGCCCCTCCAGGTTATGTTGGTTATGATGAAGGTGGACAATTAACTGAAAAGGTAAAAAATAAACCATATTCTGTAATTTTATTTGATGAGGTTGAAAAGGCTCACAAAGACATTTTTTCAATATTACTTCAAATTATGGATGATGGATTTGTGACCGACAGCTTGGGTAGAAAAATTAATTTCAAAAACACTTTAATCATTTTAACATCAAATTTAGGTGTAAAGAAATTTCAAGATTTCGGTGCAGGAATTGGATTTGGAAGTAGTACATATTCCAATGAAGAAGCAAAAAAACAAATGCTTGTTAAGGAAATGAAAAATTTCTTTTCTCCTGAATTTCTTAACAGAATCGACGATACAATCATGTTCAATTCTCTCACTGAGGAAGACATCAAAAAAATCACCAAAATTGAATTGGATAAATTAACCAATAGATTAGTTGAGATGAATTACTTGATTAAATACGATGAAACTTTAGTTGATTTCATTTCAAAAGTAGGGTTCGATTCTACCTTTGGAGCAAGACCAATGAAACGAGCAATACAAGATAAAGTCGAGGATTTCGTTTCTGAAGAAGTATTAACTAACAAAGTCAAAGAAAACGTGAAATACGTAATCAAAGTTGTTGATGAAAAGGTAGTAATACAGAAAACTAAATAAAAATGGGGGGGCTCAAGTCCCCCATCTTTATATTTATCAATAATGAAAACTTTCATCAGAAAATTATTGAGAGAGGAACTTACATTATTGTCAAACTTCGATAAGTTGATGAATTCTTTTAAAGAAGACTTTCCAGAAGATTTAAGGAGTGTAGTCGACAGTATCTCTGATTACGTAAAAGAATATGTTAGAGAAAATGGTTTCAATATAAAATTCCTCAATAGTTGTGTAAGTGGTACGGGATTCAAAGGGGTTAGGACTAAAAATTTTATAATAATCTGTTCACCAATGCAAATAGAAAATATTGGTGATTTTCTTTATACCATTTTTCATGAAATAAGACATGAAGAGCAGATGGGTAAATTGAAAATTGATAATCCTTTGACAGGACAATTAGAAGACTTCGAAAAATTATTTGAAGATTATTGGAAGTTAGAGTTAGATGCTGATGAATTTGCTAAAGAAAAAATCGCCCATATCGTTTTGAAGTTCAATATACCAATAGGCACCGCAAAACAAAATTTCAAATTATCCTCTTATGTAGAGAACTACCCAAGTGCATCTAAGACAGTGAAAAATTTTATGAGAACAATTGTAAATGATATTCAGAAGATGAAAAAATCAGGAATGGAATACACCGATATTGCAGACCACCCTGTTGTAAAGAATCACTTAGAAAAGCTTGAAAATTTCTTTTAGTCCCAAAGTGCGTATTTTTTAGAGTCATTCTTTTTCTCTTTATAATATAGCTTATAACCTAAATTTTCTATCATCTCTTTTCCAATTTTAATTCCGTTGAAGACATCTTCGATTACAACATACTCGTTTCTTGTATGATAGTTGTAATATCCTATTGAGAAATTTATACATGAAAAATCAAACCTACTCTTTAAAGCCCAAACATCAGTGTATGGATGTGTCATATAATCCATATCTTCCATGACCATATTTTCAGTCAATACTTTATCAACTTGATTGAAAAAATCTGAATCTCTATCAAAAAGTTGTTGTCCAAAACATCTTTCCGTGACCATCCAATTTTCAGGAGCGTCAAATTGAATAGCATAACCAACATTTTCAAAAAAATCCTCATCAGCGTATCTTGACCCATGACAACCAGTTTCTTCAGAAACAAAGAAAGCCGCTTTTAGATAAGGTAGTTCCTTCAACAAAGTGAGACAGGCAAAAACACCACACTTATCATCACCACCTATACCTGTAGGTTTTTGTGAATCATTTAATGCAAACAAGGAAAGTTTGTACTCACCTTGAGCATTCGGAAGTAGAGTTTCAAAAACATTTATATTTTCTATGTTATGAACTGTGTCTGTATGAGATACAACACATGGGAAATAAAAATTTTTGTCGTCTATTTCAGAAATTTGTTTTGTTGCGTAGATGTTTCCCCTATCATCAATTCTATACTCAATATTATTTTCCGTGAGCCATTGACTGATAAATTCAATCATTTTTTCCTCACTATAAGTTTTGGAAGGAACACTCAATACTTCTTTTAATAGTTCCAAATTTTCAACCATAAATTTTAGTTTAGACAAAAATAACAATTTATTTGTTAATTTTCATCAAAAATACTAAAAATTTCTGGATTATTTATAAACTTGTAAAAATCTTCTTCAGAAAACTGATGAACTTTATTTTGTTTTGTATTTTTTTCTGTATCTATTTTCTGTAAATGAACTGTCAATTTTTTTGTTCCAGGATTGATGTCCATTATTTTAAAATATAACCCGTAGGGTGCTTGATACATGTTTCCAAATTTATATTTTTTCTTAATTCTATCAATTAAATTAATATATTCTCTATAATCTGGGTCATCTTCTAATTTATCAATTATATTTCCGAGTTCGTTTTTTACCTTCTCATTAAATTCATTACTATCAATTCTGGCGTCTGCTTGATATTCATATTCATAATAGTCCGACCAACCAATATGAGAATTAGATAAATTTAACTTGAAATATTTTGCAAGAACATCGGATAGACTTGAATTAACGTCTCCTACAGTAGAATATATTTCCAAAAGTTTTCTTGGAGTTGTCACAATTTCTGTAGATGATTCATAATCAAATCCGTTTTCTTTAAAAAAAACATTAAGTTGTTTGTCAACATCGTCTTCAGCAATCTCATTAGCCAACTCATTAATTTTAGAAATATAATAATATTCTATATCATTATAATATCTTCCAAATGAGTCTGTAATTCTATCCTCAAGTTTCACAAAATCTTTTTCTGAATAATCATCAATTTCTTTTTCAGGGAAAAAAAACTTAGAAATTTTTTTAATCATGTTTCTTCCTTCTTCGTCTATTCGGTCATATATTACCGCTAAAAAACTATCGTCCCCATACTCATATCTTGAGTAATCTATGAATTCGAAGTGTCTAGATTTTATTGTATTATAAAACCATATTTCATCATCAGATAAATCTATAATATCCAAGAAACCGTCGTCCCCTTCATTGTTTTCTAAATGTATTTTTGAGTTTAGCCTGTTCTCAAAGTCTTCACCAATACTATAAATCATATTGTCCGAATTCTCGAATGTCCTCGAAGAAATAACCCCTTTAATATATCTCCTTAATGCGTCAAAGAATTTACTTCCGAATACAATCTTTTGTGTTTTTTTGCTAAGCTCATTAAAATTATCATAATCTTTTTTAGCCTTTGAAATAGAACCATATTCTTCATCATCGATTGATATTTCATAACTTTTTTGATTATATGGTCTGTAGATTACATTTTTGGTATTCGTTTTTTTATTAAAAACAATAAAAATTTCTCCATTTTGCAAAAGCTCTAAAATTTCAGATGTGTGTAGTCTGTCATATCCTTCTTCATCCAAACCAATATATGTGTTTCTACCATAATAAAGTACACCTTTCCATGTCAAAGGTCTTACAACCATAAACTCATCATCGTCCGAAATTATTTTTCTATCTTTGTCAGTCATCCAATTAACTTATTGAAATAAATACTTTTTTCTTTTGTTATTATCATATTTATTCTTACCTTTGTAAGGTTCTTTGAAAATATGGGGAAGACATGGAATCGACTGCAATATGTAGGTACAAGTGGCATGTCGGAGCTGAATTAACTCCGAAAAAACTGATTTGAAAAACAAATGGCAAATCTTTTGCTAAGATGTCTGCTCTCGGTTTAATGAGAGAAGAATCTGTTGTTGCTGCGTAATCGTAGAGAACAACCCACGGGTCGGTAAGGACATATACCTAGGAACAGAAGTCCATGAGGTTTAACAAATACCGCGTGATTCAGTTCAGGAAATTTGTTTGGTGGTGTTTTCGGTTCAAACCAACCTAATAGGAACCGACCACAGTTGTTAGTTTTAATGGAAAAATAAGAACTATCTATTTGTTGATTGAGAACTAATCAAATAAACATGTAGTCATTTGTGGTTGCTATTGCAACACGAGGGTTCGAGTCCCTCCTTCTCCACAAAAACAGGTGAGGACTGTGGTGCAACCCCACGGTATATTAGTCCCAAAGAGCCGTCTTGAGTTCGCGATATTAGAGCGGTGAGGGTAGAGTCAATATAAGTCGGGAGTAGCTACCCAATGACGAAAATGTGACCGCCGATGTTAAAATCGGTAATGATGTACAATCGGGTACGATAAACCTGTTTATTTTTTGCTCCGTTAGACCAGTGGCTTAAGTCGCTTCCCTTTCACGGAAGAAACCATGGGTTCGAATCCCATACGGAGTACTTCTATTTATGAAAAGTTGTGAAATTTGCTCAAGTAAATGTTTAGGAATCGATGACAATCATGGTGGTTGTTGTTCAATTGAGAATCGTGATTATATAATCGGACCACATACTGATTCAGAAATTTTTATCAAAAATCTTTCAGATAAATTCAATCGAGAAATAAAATTTTCTGAAGTTTTTTATGACTATGAAGAAGGTTCAAAATTATTTCCTGAAAAAAAAATTTGGCAATATAATACCGCATATCCCGCTTTGAGGATTGACCCCAGTAGTCCAAGAAAAAGTTGTATTTTCTATAATAACGAATTAAAATATTGTACTGTTCATGAAATAAAACCTAAATTATGTAGAGATTATGAATGTAATTATTTAAAAAACAACAAAGAAATATAATACTTTTTTTTAAAAATTTGACTTACTAATTTATTATTACTATTTTTTTAATCAAAGATAATTTTCAAGATACTTAAAATTAGGAGAATTCCTTTATGAACTATACGACCTCGAAAACTTTGGAGCTTCGGATACTTAAACCCCTTGACGCATAATCTTGGGGTTTTTTATTATAAACAAATAAACAAAACAAACATGAAAAAAGCAATCTTGATGTCACTTTTATCCTTTATCGTGACACTCACGTCTTTCGGGCAGATTACAACTTCTACCCTGGCTGGCGTTGTTAAAAATGAAAAAGGAGAGGTTCTTGCAGGAGCTTCTGTTCATGCGGT